TCAGACAACCGCCGGTTTGGCTTCCTTCCAAATGGTCAAGTTCAGTGCCGAAACTGCCTGGCTGATCAGGAAGTCGACCACGTTGCGGATCACCGGGCCGTCCCACGGCTCGAGGAAGAACGGCAGCGGGATCAGGTCGTCGACACGGTCCAGAAGGTCGTACTTCTCGTCGAACCAGTTGAACGCATCGCGCACCAATTCATGCTTGTCGGCGCCACTCTGTGGTGCGGTGATGATCGCTTCGGCCAGACGCACCAGCGTGGCGATCAGGTTGAAGATTTCCTTGACCTCGAACTTGCCGGAGAACAGCTCTTCCCAGTCCTTCCCGAGCTGCTGGGCTTCCTCGATCAGTTTCTCGAGGTAGGGATTGTTGTCACTCATGGGTCTTTCCTCTCTTCGTATGGGTGGTTGGTGTATGAAATGGCTGGCCAGCCGTTGTTTCTGACGTGTCTATCCATGGAACAGCATCTTTACCACCAGGGCGATCAACCCTCCGTAGACCGGTGTGAACAACACCCAAAGCAGCTTCGTGACTGACTTGCGGAAGGACGTGTTGCGGTCCACTCGCACAGCCAGACCCTCTTTGCCATTCCCGGTTATCGATTCACGCAGCACACCGAGCGCCATGTAGAATTCTTTCCGATCCGACTTGGCTTCAGACTGCATCGAGCGGATGTCGGTGCGCAGCTCCTTGATGTCGTCGAGGATCTGCCGGATCATTTCTGTGTGCAAATCGCCTGCTGGTGGGGATGCTTTCTGGTTCATATTTCGCTCGTTTTACGCGGGGAGATAATCCACGATGATCTTGTCACCGGACTTCGGCATGTTCACGAAGACCACTTCCTTGGTGCCTGTCGACCGGGTGTAGTCGTCTGATGCGCCTTCCCATTGACGCAGACCGTTGCGGTAGACCGCCATGTAGGTCGAGGCGCTGAAGGCATACGTCAACGTGATTTTGTTGCTGCTGCCATCCGCGGTAAGTCGTTCAGTCTGGATGGCCTTGGCCACACCCTTCTTGGTGCCATCGGCGTCGGCAACACTGATCACCCCGGATGCCACATCGATGTTCGAACCCACACTCAGTGCGCCCTTGACCGAGGTCGATCCATCGGCAACACTTATCGTTCCGCTGGCAACACTGATGTTCGACCCGACTTTGACCACACCTTTGACCGAGGTCGTGGCATTGGGTGCGGAAACGACACCACCGGATACGGAGAGATTGCTGCCGACTTGGAGTGAGCCCTTGACCGAGGTGGTCCCGTCAGGAACACTTAGGACATCCCCGGCCACATTCAGGTTGCTGCCGACCTTGATCCCGCCACGAACCGCAGCCGTTGCCGCAGGGAGGCTGTAGTCGTTCGCGTTGGCTTCGATCCCGTCGAGCTTTCCGGCCTGGGTGGCGGACATCAGCCCTTCCTGACCGGAGGTGGCGTTTCGGGTGGCAGCGGCTTTCTCGGCAGTAGTGAGGAACCGGCTGTCATTTTCCAGGGCGAAGGGTTGGTGCGATGTCCCGCCATCCTTCGAAGTCTTCCACTTTTCATCCGCCTCATCAAAGATCATCCGGGCGTTTTCCTTGTCGCCCCGTTCGATCTCGATGCCGGACTTCAGAGTGGGGGATGGATTGCCGACCTGATTCTTGTTGAGCAGAATCAGGTTGTCCTCAACCTCGATGGTTTCGGTGTCCATCTTCACAGTCGTGCCCTGGATGGTCAGGTCGCCGGTCACCGTCAGATCACCGCTGAGGGTCTGCTGGCCGGAACCGCCCAGTTTGCCATTCCAGGTTGATTTTTCCGTATCGGTGACAAACCGGTGCGTCGAGTCCGGGGTAATCATCGACGCCGGGTGCGCAGCCGGGTGGGTGTAGTTGTTGGCGTTATCTGCAACTCCATCCAGCTTCGACGCCTGGGCGGCGGTCATCAGGCCGTTCTGGCCGGATGTGGCATTACGAGTTGCGGCAGCCTTCTCCTCAGTCGTCAGGAACTGGCGGTCGGCGGAAGTCGCCACCTGGACAGCGGGCAGATCATTCTGCACCTGCTCGGTGAGGTCAATCTTGGTCAATGGCATGGGTCTAACTCCTATCTCAAGTTGTTGTGTACTCGACGATCAGGCTGTTGTAGGGCTTCAACGGTCGGGTAAACGTGATCGCCTGGTTCGGTGGCGACAGTGCGATCGTGAAATCATTTCCTGATCCTTCTCGTAGTTGCAGACCGTTGAGGAACACCTTCAGCGTCACAAACGGTTTGGCCAGCGTGTAGGTCATGGCGCTGCCATCCAGTTGTCCGCTCAGATCCTCGGTTGTGATTTCTTTTCCCGCCAGGTAGTCGTCGACCTTGGCGGCGACAGCGTCATCCAGTTCTAGGTCGGTGACCCGGTCTTCCAGCGCCTGCTGCAGGCCATCTACATCAACGATCTGCGGCTTGTTGCCGGTGTGGTAGAGGGTTTCCGGGTTGGGACCGCTACCTTGAACCTGGTTCGGAACCAGCAGACCACTGCTGTTGATACCTGGGACATTGGCTGCGACCATAGCCGCCGGGACATTTCGCTGCACCAGGCCGTATTCATTCAGGGCGATCAGGGCACGACGCGCACCTTCACGAACCTCTTCATCCGACACAGAACCCGATGCATCGGGCGAGGATGGCGTGAAGCCGGGGAACTTCGACCGGTCACCAACGTCGATGCTGAACCGGCTGTGCTTCGCGTTCTTCGCTCCGGCAAACAGCAGGGAGTAGTTGCTGTCCGGCAGCCCGGTGATCTGGACAACCCCGCTCGACGGAATGATCACCGAGCGCACGGCACGGGGAACCTTCTTTCCGTCTTGCAGATCCAGCCGCAGGTTGTCGCAGAGAACCGCCGCTGCACCGGGCGGCAGGTTTTCAAGGATCAGGGACGCCACGATCAGCTCGCCGGGTTGTTGATCTCGCCCGTGATCACCTCGCTCTGCAGGGCGACAAACTCCTCACGGGTCGGTGTCGCGGCGATCACACGCTGCATGCTGAAGAGCTGCTCGTTCCAGTCGGCGGTCAGTTGATCTCGTTGAACGGTCTGCAGGGACACCCGTAACCGACTTTCTTCGAGTGCTATATCATTCAAGGTCTGACCACCTGCCACCGGCAGATCATCCGTCCGTACGACGACACCCGACGTCCAGTCGCTAACCAAGCCATATTCGGACAGGCTTCGCAGGAAAAGCACATAGCGTTTCCCCGCGGTGACTGGCATCAGGAACCGTTCGGACGTGACATCGGATTCGTAGGTGACGGCGAAGGCCTGGATGGCTTTGCCCGAGATCGGTGCGGAAGGCAACGCCTGACTCAACGTGATGGTCTTGGCCACCGGATCGACGCTGCGGATCACTCGCGATTGACCATCGACCAGCACCCGAGCGTTGACCTTGAAGAATGATTCCGGCTTGGTGTAGGCGATCACCGAGGTTGTTGATCCGGATGCAACCGTGTCTTCGACATCAACCAGTTCGACCTTCTGCCTGCGGGGAGTGGCGACATCATTGACCGCCTTGACCAGGGTTGCGTAGGAACCGCTGCTGGTGAATGCCTGGACGGTTGGACTGGATGGCACCTCGGTCATGCCGTCGTCGAGTTTGACCACACGCACCTGGTAGCCGACGATCTCTTCCAGGTCGATCAGTGCAGGCTTGTCCCATTCTGCGATCAGGGTGTACGTCCGCAGACTTCCATTCCCAAGCTGGGTGCGGGCTTCTTCCTGCAGCAGGACCTGCGCCTGCTCATCCCGTTCGGCAATGCGTGACGACCGGTCGGTGACCTTCGAGTTGAGTGTCGTATCCACCTTGGCCAGCAATCCGCTGATGGTCGTCGTCGAGTCGCCATCGAATCCCACATCAGGGGCATTCGACAGGTACCAGGCCAGACCCAAGGCGCTGTCTTCCACGATGGGGCTGGTCAAGGTTAGTGCCGTGGAAGACTGGACTGAGGCCACTTCGTATTCGACAGGATCGCTGCCAAGTCCAACCATCAGAATGGCTTTCCCGACCAAGCTCGAAGTGAACGATGTCCCTGAACCGGTGATGGACGTCAGGTTCTTGGTGACAGTCAGCGTTCCGGGCTGACGGGTGTTGCTGAGTGCACCGTTGACAACCAGGCGGTTCTTGGCGCGCCGAACTTCCAAGTCAGGCGCATCACCCACATCCGCATCCCCCCGGATTTGATCCAGGGTGTAGCCCATTAGCTGCTTGTTTGCAACCAGCGCCCGCAGCTCATCGATGGAAGTGATCTGCGAACTCAGGGTCTGCGACGCGATCTGCTTCCGGGTATAGGTTTCCAGGGCGAGGCTGATGTTGCGCTGGGAACCGTTGGGTTCATCGACACGCACCCGGATGTTGCTCGAGCTGAACGCCGGACGATTGGGTTTGCTCGGGATTTTGCGGGTGAGAATTTGACGTTCACCGTGGCCATCCAGCAGGTCGATCACCCCACGCTGAAACAGGTTTGCCAGGATATCGCTGGCAGTCAGCATGTTGTCGGTGGTCAGAACCAAACTTCCCGTAGGACCACCTACATGAAACTCGTTCGCCGTGGTGTGGGTGTCGGTGTTCGGTTCGTGGATACGGGGATCGGTCCTTACCTCTATATATGTGCGCTTGTCCTCGAGGGAGCCGTCCGGGTGCAGTACAGCCAGCAGCAGGTCGCCTTCCGGGATCGTTTCGCTGCCATCGTGAAGGACGACTGTCCAACTGTCCTCGACCCAGACATTGTGTGTGTCGCCGGTGACGAAGTGCTGCTTCGGATTTGAGGTGGTCGTGGTATGGCGAATGCAGATCTGCTTCTTGTCTACACCTGGTTCGATACCGAGGTCTTTGATTTCCTTGACTTCGATCCGTTCGCCGCCGATATAAGCGACACCCGGTTGCAGGAAATACCCGCCTTCATCCTTGACCACGTCAAGTCCGGATACGATGCCATCGCTGAACATCTCGGACTGACGATCCAGAATCGCTGCTTCGAGACCGTCCTGGTTGAACTCGAGATCTTCGAGGGTTGGTTTGTCACCGGAAAAGGGTCTGTACCGCTGCATCGGTTACTCCACGATATGCACCACCGCACGGGTGTGGGCGGGTTTGGTCTGGTTGATGATTTCGATCAGGGCGTCCGGCTCGAATACGACATGGTCGGGGTTTTCGACACGAACCCAGAAATGGAATGAGGTCGACAAGTCAGAAATGGAATAGACACGGGTCTGGCCGTAGCCAGGGAAGGCCACCTGATCGGCTGCACTGAACAGGTGCGACAACATTTCCTCGGCATACAGCGGCTGATCGTTCACCGTCAGGATCAACCAGCTTTGCCGGTCGGCGTAGTATTCGACGACCTGTGTACAGGACAGGCTGAACAACATCTCAACTACGTACTTGATCCCGGAGGCTGTGCCGAAGAACCGTGCAAGGTGCGGGTGCGTAGCGATCCGCCAGGCAAAGGCCGAGTTGTCTTCACCCGGCAGACGGGACAATCCGCGATCCCGGCCATGGCGATCCAGATCGGCGGTTCGCGCTTCCGACAGATAATGCGCTTCTATCGGCGTCAATCCGTCCGGATTGATCGGGTCCGCATCGAGATAGTCCTCGCCGTAGGTCGCCTGCTGGTCCGGGTTGAGGATGAAGCGGCGACGGCGGCTGATCTGTACCGAGTCGTGTGCCTGATCCAGCACCATTCCGATGGCGTCCAGCAACCGTCCCCAGGTCGATTCGTCCTGTGGATTGCGTTTACGGACAGCGGTGCTCAGCCACCAGAGATAACTGCCGATGCGGCTGTTCATGATGGATTCTCCTCCAGCGTGAACAGCTCGCGTGAAACGGCAGGAATCGCGTTACCCGGCAGGGTCTGGCTGCCTCCCGACCCCTGGATCAGGCTGTCCTGATAGATACGGCCCTTGATTCGCAGCATGAGATCGACGCTGGCGATGTCGAGGAACTGGTTGGCAGGAAGCGTGATGTCGGCAGTCGGTGCGGTCACTTCGACGTTGTAGACGCCAGGGATTTCCATCACCTGCTGGACAAGACGCGCCCGAACCAGTCCTTCGCCCAGTTCCAATGCACCGCTGAATCCATCGATCTTCGCCCGGATTGCTGTATCAAGTACGACTGGATCAGCATCAGCGAAATGGGTGATACTCAGGGCGATGGTGGTTTCCACAAGCACCGGCGCGATCACTCGGACGTCGGCTGTCAGGGGTTTGCGGGCATCGATGTGGGTCTGGACATCATAGAGCAGCTGCGTCGATGGCACTCCTTCTTCACCGAGGATGACCACACCGACCGTGCCCGGTCCATACGGAAAGTCATCGAGAATGCTGACCGCCCGCACACCTTCTATCGCCATCGCCCAGGCCTGGTAGGCGTTTCGTGTACCACCCAACCCAAGCGTATCCCAGGTCAGGATGGCCCGTTGCCGGAGGGCGTCATCGGATTCGCCATCAGCCCCTTCACGAACCAGCGGTTCCTCGTTCGACACCGAGCCGATGCCGTTGATCTTGGTGACCATGCGGGTGATCGAACCCACCGCCACATTCCAGGCTTTACCCGGCTGTTCTGCTTCCACCAGCACTGTCGCTTCGCTTTGACTCTGTTCAATCAGGCCTGCTTCAACCGTCAGGAAGCGGAATTCGTTACCCTGGCTGTCCTTGCGGGATTTGCAGATTGTGCCGATGGGGATCGTGAGATCGCTGCCAACAGGGGCTGATGTTCTGAATGTCAGTTGCAGTTGCGTTTTCACCGCAGCCCGGCGCTGGATACCAACTTCACGCACCTTCAAATCGAGCCATTTACCCGTCGCTGTTGTCACCCATGATTGGTTGGTGACAGTTGCCAACAGGCTGTACAGGTCATAGACCACCTTGGCCAGGATTTCCAGCAGGTGACGGATACCCGCACCGAGGTTGAAATTGGTGAAGGGTGTCCGATCAGCGACTTCCGTAAAAAGGTCGTTCTCGATTTCGGATAAACTCTTTGTCGGAGGGATTTGCTCAGCCACCTGTCACCTCCGTCATATCATTGAGTCCGAATCCGACCACGAGTTTCTGCTGCTGATCCGATCCCTTCGGACGAAAATGAATCGTGAACACCTTCTCCTCGCTGTTGAACCGATCTGACTTGATCTGTAAGGTCTTGGGATCGATGCGTGGTTCATCCTCCAATGCGATGCGGATGGCACGTTGCGCCAGAGTGAGATTCAATGGTGTATCCGGTGCGCCCAGCAGACGGTTGGCGTCACACCCGAACTCGGGATGTTTCCAGAGGTCGGAGGGCAGTGTGCGCAACCGGTCCTGCACATCCTGCAGCAGGCAGTCCACACCGTAGACGACACTCAGATCACCTGTGGGTGTTACCATCAGGTTGCCGTCTGCATCAAATGCGATGTCTGTTCCGAGGTAGCGGGTACCCATTTTCTCACCCATTTACATCCATTCTTTTCTACTCAATCGAGCAGTCAAGAGGTGTGCTGTTCATCGTACCGGTCGCTTGTCCAACCACGGCGATTACCACTTCTCCGGACGGAAGTTTGACCGTCAGGTTTTCCTGGATGTGCTGCACGATCGCTACCGCCAGCGCGAGGTCATTGGCATCGCGAACCTGATCGGCATTTGCCGGATCGGAAGCGTTGATGCCGTCCATGCGTTGCTGTTTCTTCTGCTGGATCAGTGTTTTGAGACTGTCTGCGTTCAATGCCATTGATTACTCCGTTTTCGTGACCTCAGACAGTTCCGACCCATCCAGCGGCTGCACCGGTGTCGACGTCGGTGCCCCCTGGTTGCCGATATGCTGATGGGCATTGAATAGCTGCTGGAACGTGTTTCCCTTGATAACGGATTCTGCGGCTTCCGCTCCCAAGTCGATCTGGGGCGCATTCACATGCACCTGTGAATCCGACTCGATGCACACAACCCCATCCTGATCGATAGTGATTCGAGCAGTTTCCGCTTCGATCAGAAGGCTGCCGTGTGGTCCCTGATCAGGAAGAAATCCGAGGATGAACGGCTTGTCCGGATCACCATTTTCGAACCCGACCAGGACCTGATCCCCGACTGCAGGCAGCACCACCAGCCGCATTGCCGCTGTCGCCCACGGGGAGAGAACCCGGCATTTCGGCAGCGGCGGCAAGGATTCATCGAGCGGCTGCACATCGCAGGTGTAGTGGCTGGCATCAACAGCCATCACTTCTGCCTGAACTGGAAACCGCATGTACGCAGACAGATCAGGCCTGACCATCTCGACAATGCGTTTGATCGTAGGTGCGAGGGATCGGTCGTTCATGGCTATAAAGCCTCCAATCCCAGGACGGTTCGACCACCATCACGCCAGCGATATTCAGCCCGGACGACATGAAACCGGTTACCATCGACAGTGACGATCTGCGCGGTCTGTACTGGAAAAATCAGGGATGTCAGAGAACTCAATCCGGCTTCTGACCTGCGAAACACCAGCACATCCACACCCGTCCGGAAGTCATGTACTGGCAGCTGCTTGTTGTCCGGCGGTCCCCAATGCAAGACCACATCCCGGATGTAGTCGTACCAGGTTTCACCGGTCTGTTTCCTAACCAAGGCCGTCACCGTATCGACCGCTTCCCGCAGCGTGACGTTGAATAGCGGTAGCCGGTCGATGGTCACACCCGATTCAGCAGCATCCACGGTCAATCCCGTATCTGCCAGGACCACCCGGATGATTCCTTCTGCACTTTCGTCCTGGTATGTGGCGGTGATGCGCTTCGCGGCGAGGATCGTGTTGTAGTCGATTCCCTTGACTTGCAGGGGTGAACGTGCGCCATCCAAATCCCGCACGACCCCGCGAAACAGTTCGAACATCCCATCCGGACTGTATCCCCAGGAAATCTTCAGGGGCATCCCGCGTTTGATCTGCGATCCCTTCTTTTTCAGCAGATCCTCGACGGCCAGTTCAACCGTCACCGCCGGTTCACGCAGATCCGCCACCACCGTGAACGACTGCACCGATGATGCATAGTCCTTCCCGTCAATCAGGATCGAGATACGGGGACGTTGCAGATCAGCCATTGTCTACCCCCGGCTGGAATGGTGCACCGCCATGCCCTGCTGAGAACCCTCGTTCGAACGCTGACACTTCAGGATTTGTCGATGTACCAGATGCTGATTCAGATCCATCTGCGCTCGATCCATCGACACCACCACCTGCCAGCGCATCTGTAGCCTGGTTTTCGCTGGACTCGAACTCGGCCAGTGTGATGGTCACGTCGTAGTGGGCGAAGTCGGCATTCTCGGCGACTTCGATGTCCCGGATCAGCACGTCTCGCACCCGGAACAGTTCGGTCAGTTCACTGACAATCGGGACCACCTGGGGAACAGCGGTCTGCTCGGGCTTGAACAGGGCGGTCAGGGTCTCGACACGTTCCTTGGCGGTCTCAACAACGGCCCCACCAACTTCACGGTCGCACACTTCGAGCTGCAGGGATATTTCGGCAGATTCGTAGCCGACCGCCTGTTTCACCTTGCCGTTGCGGCCCGGCACCTCGATCTCATCGATCTTCGCTGCCTGGCGAATGCGCATCTTGCGAGGCGGGACTGGAAGCACCAGATCGCCAAGCATGACATCCACTGGACGGTCATTGGTCAGGGTCTGCAGCAATTCACCCAGCATCGATGGCCACCTCCTCGATACCATCCGACTGCCCGGTCAACTCTTCGAGGGCTTGCAGGAAGGCTTCACGAAGCGAACCGGTGTCTGAACCTGCCGGTGTGTTCACGTTCAGAGATATCCCGTGAATCGAACGGTCCACTTGCACCGACCGGTTGCCGTGGTTGACGCTACTGATGGCGTTGCTGACGAAGCTCGATGTGCCGGACGAAAAATCGCCGCTATCGGTTTGCCCGAAGGAATCCAACGCAGGGATGTCGATACCGGGGATCAGATTCATGGCGCTGGTCAGGCCGTTGATGCCTTCGATGAAGAAGTTCATCAGCCCGAAGAACCCAGCCTTCAACCGGTCCCATACCCAGGTAAACGCTGCGGTGATGTACTCCCCGACCATGCTCCAGATGGTGCCGAACAACGCCGCATACCGTTCCATCAGAACTTGAAGGTTGGCGAAGAGCTGGGTGGCGGTGTCTTTCATCGCATCCCAGGCACCGTCCCAGTCGCCACGGATCAACGCCAGACCGACCTGAAAGACACCTGAAATGGCATCCCACACCGTGACCACGACCTGCTGGATGATCCGGAACGCAGCCTGATAGGCGGGCTGCACCCATTCGAGGAATCGGTAGAAGAGGCCGTAGACATAGCCAATGCCGTAGGAAGCCATATTGATGAACTGAACCAAAGGAGATGAAGCCCCAGACAACGCCCCATTCCACGACTCGTACCAGGTACGGATCGCATCGATCCATCCACCAAACACACTTTTCACCGTATCCCAAAGCAGGAGGAACGGTCGTTTCATTGTATTGAAGGCGGCCTTGATGTTGTTGAACGCCAACACAACAGCATCACGAATACCGAGGAAGTTGCCTTTCCAGGCGAGGTAGAACACTCCGGCAACTGCAGCCAGGGCTGCGACAACCGGGAGAATGGGTGCCAGAACGGACCAGACAGATGCTGCCAGGCTTCCCATCGCTGTGGTCAGGGTGAGTGTACCTGCTGTCCCGATCCCCATGGCCAGAGCCGCACCGATGATTCCCTGCGCCATGGTTCCGAACGCTGCACCGGCCAGCAGCACACCACCGGCAAGCGTCAGGACAATCCCACCGATCAGGGTCATCCCCATACCCAGCTTGACCAGGCCGGGGTGGGTCTCAGCCCACGATCGGAACGCTTCCACCATGCCGGAGATCCGGTCAAGCACCGGGCCGATCATCTCTGCCAGTGGTTTGCCCAACTCCTCCAGCGTGTTCGACAGTCGTTGTCTGGTCAGGGTCAGCACGGGGCCAAGCCCACGGTCCATCGCCTGGGCCATTTCAAGCGTGAGGGAAGAACCGCTCTGCATTGCTGCGGCGAGTGCACCGATATTCGAACGCAGGTCGTCGGTCTTGCCGATCAACAGATCGACAACCGCGAGGGCTTCCACTGTTCCGAATGCCTGCTGGATCTGCAGTTTCTCGGTTGCATTGATGGTCTGCCCGAACTTCTGCTTCAGGGTATCGAGGACATCCGCCATCGGCAGCAACTGACCACGAGCATCGGTGAAACTCAGTCCGAGTTGCTGTCCTGCCCGTGCGGTGTTCAACATGAACTGTTTGTACTTCGTACCCGCTTCCTCGCCGGACATGGTGGCCTGCAGCATGCCCAAGACGGAGAGCTGTTCTTCCATTGGGACCATCGCCGTAGTGGCCGCAGCACCAAGCCGGGAGATCGCCGCCGCCATGCCCGGCCCGGTGGTCTTGAACTGCTGCACCGCTGCTGCCAGCCCGCCACTGAACAGCTCCCCGAACTGCGTGTCCGACATCTCACCGTAGAAATCCTTGTAGATGCCGTAAGCCGTGGCGAACAGCGAGGTCATCTGATCGACAGAGGATTTGGTGGCCCGAGCAGTCATCGCTGACAGGCGTGTGAAATCCGCGACACCCTGATCGGAAAGGGAAGCGATACCTGACTTGATATCGTAGGCAGCATGGATGAAGTCGGCTTTGCTGGTTCCTGCGAACTGGCCGGAGAACTGGGATGCGGCATTTTCGAGAAGGTTCAGGTTCTGAAAGCCAAGCGACGCCATTTCACCGAGGGCTTCCTGGGAGTGAATGGTTGCGGCAGCCGTCATCGCGGCAAACCCGGTCATGGCCGCACCAACACCTGTGAGAATGCCGCCGAGCACACCCAGCCGCCGTGCCGAATTAGCGAAGCGATCCAGTTCAGCAGTCGCTCCTCCAACTGTCGAACCGAGGTTGGACGATCCCTGCAGATCGATCCGGATCGCCTGGGTGAACCCCTGCAATAGACTCATCGGTGCTGTTTTCCCTTGTTTCGCAGTGCCTTGCGTTCCTGGTCCGCCAGCCATTCGGCAGCGGAGTAGATTTCAATCACCCGGTCCAGGGGCAGGCTGTCCAGCATCTCGAACGTGTACCCGCTGAAGCGTGAACAGATCGCCGCGCGAACTTGCAGATACCAGGTGCGGTCCAGCTCTGCCCGGAACCGCCCTACACGTTTTTTACCGTGTAGCTCCGCGTGTAGCCGAGGGCTTCCTGGATCTGTTCGGCCAGGGCGGTAATCCGGCCCGGCTGCCACTTCCCGGAGGCATTGGTGTCGAGGTCAACCGCGTCGATCTCCGGCCAGACGATCAGCTTGCGAACCAGTTCGAAGGGAATCCGGTGCGCCGGAACCTTCATGATCTCGCTGAACTCGGTCCAGTTCGAACCACGGGCGACGAACTGTTCGCCACTTTTCGCATCCTCGATCAGGAAGAGGGAATGCGGTTTGTACTGTTCCTTCAACCGTTCGACAATGCGCTGGAACTCGTTGGTCTTCGTATCGGTCATGACGTCACTTCCTTCCTTGATTAGAACAGACCGGTTGCCGCGGTGGCGAACCCGGTCATCTTCATCCCGATCGGGTCGGCGTCCTCGCCGTCTGCAAATCCGCCGTCGCAGCCGGTGATCTCGACCCCCTTGAACGTCTTCGAACGCACTGCAGCCGCGCCTGGATAGAGCACGATGATCGTCGCGTTGCGGATGTCGGTCCAGTCTTCGTATGGGGCGAGCAACCCGGCATTCTTGACGGATTGCGCAACCGTGACCGCGCTGTTGACCAGCACCTCCTTGACCTCAAAGTCGATCTCGTAGGTCTTGTGGATGCTGCGAGTCACGCCGTGCGCCTGAGGGTATCCCGCCCCGAAGAGCGGCTTCTTGTCCTTCTTGATCTTCCAATTGAAATTCTGCAGGGCCAGCACCGGCACACCGTCCAGGATCAGCTTCACGCTGTTGCCCGCAATACCATCGGCGGTCCCGAGGTCCTCAATCCAATCAGCCATTTATCCGCTCCTTCTCAGTCCAGGTAGATGTTCTCGAGGATGATCTCGAACGCCTTCAGGCTGTTGACCTGCAGGATGACCACCGCCATCCCCTGGGCTCGTTGCTCATCGGTCGAAGCAACGGTGAGTTCGTAGCTGTCGATCTCGTCCTGCTGGACCATCAGGTCGAGCGGCCGCTTCAGGTCTTCCTCGAGGATCTTCAGGCCTTCGCCCGCGCTGTCGTTGGGTCTGCCGAGGTGGGGGACAGCGGCGGCACGAACCTGTTTGCCTGCCGAATAGACCGACCGGAGCTTCTCGATCCGGTTGTAGCTGTCGCCGGTAGGCGGGTTGTTCTCGGACAAAGCGTAGATGAAACCGACACCCGGCTGGAAGCGCAGGTGGTTGACATGGTTGGTAACCAGTTCGACCTGCGATCCACGCGACCATTCCGGCGAGATGGCAGATACGTTGACTGGCACCTGGCCAAGCAGGGACCGCGAAACAACCAGCGAGGCCATCACACCGGAGAGGGTCGATGTCAGCCGGTTCCAGTAGACAGTACCATCGGAAGCGGTGAAGCGACCATTGCCCGCGATAAAGACGGCGTTGCGATTCTTCGCCGTAGCTGCAACTGCGAACACCGTTGTCTTGTACGCTTCGATCTCTGCGGGAGTAGGATTGAGTGAATCGGCCGGATTGAATGCGGGCAGATCCAGCAGGGCGAACCGTTCCCCGATTCCATCCGCGATCATCCGGTCGCAGGAAGTCAGGATTGACGCCCACAGCCCGGCATCGGCCGCACCGACGAAATGAACCCAGTTAACGTCCGGGTAGTCTTCGGAGAGAGTGATCGCAGCGAGGTATTCAGCATTGGTCAGATCCGCACCATCGTGACCGCCGGTCAGTGTCTGACCACTCACGGCGACAGGAAGAGTATCGCTGGATTTCTCGGCGGTAACCAGTGCCTGGCCGCTGTTGATCGCTTCGACCAGATCATCCACCGTGCCCGCTGTGAAGCTGTATATCTGCTCCGACACAGGATCGAGAATCTCGATGGTTCGAGTTGCCCCTGTTCCCGTGACATCGACCTCGATGCCATCCCACCAGGTTCCCTTATGCGCGCCCTTCAGCGTGATCGACACCTCTGCAGCATCATCCGCAAGGGTGAGCTGGGAGTAGGCGGCGTTGCTGGACGCCATGCGGATCGCATAGATCACCTGACTTCCCGCATCTAGTCTTTCCTCAAGGGCCTTCAGCATCTCGCCGCCCTTGAACACCTGCTTGGCGGTGGTCTTGTCGGAGATGGTCACCTTTTGCAGAACCGGACCACCCATGGCCGAGGCCGCCACCAGCTCGATGTTGTTCGCTGGGGGACTGACGACGACACCACCGGACAGGTAGTTGGTGTAAACATCCTTGATTACCGTTGTCATCGCGTCTCCCTTCCGGCGGGCTTGTCCGCCGAGGCGGGCTGGTTACGCCAGGCGCTGAACCGTTTCCGGAAGGCGGCAACCGTCAACCGGTCGGTCGACTTCAATCCAGCACCCGCCAGAAAGCCCTTCGCTTCGATCTCTGAAATCCCCTCTTGCCGCAGCAGTGTGGCGACACGGAGGGCATCCTCGACTGGCCTGGCAGGACTCGGTTCCTTGGCGGGCGGTGCTGGATCTGTCTTTTTCTTCTCGTTGGACATCATTATTCCTTCTCGATGTGAATGGTCTGGAGTGGAATTGCCGGATCACCTTCGACCACTCTATGAATCACGAACGCATAGCTGAACGCCACCTGGTGGACGAACGGTTCGCCGCTGTCCATGGGTGGCAGGTCGTTGCGGCTTTGAAACACTGCCCGTTCGATATGGACCGTCTCCGAAGCGTTTGGGACAGGCAAATCCACACTGCCGGATCGCACCAGGTCATCCAGCATGACCATCACTGAATCAGCCTGTTCCGCTGCGATCCGGCCACCATTTTGTTGCTTGGTTCCGGCAGCCCGAAGCGTGAACCGCAACACCCGGCGTTCCTTGATCAGCTTTACCGGTGTGTTGTCCTGGAATCCGTCGAACCGTCCCGATCCCAGGGCTTCACGACTTCGGGAGATCTCGTCGATCAGCAGGTAGGGATAGGAATTGCCCGCTGCATTCCAGGCCAGATCGTCGCGGAACAGATGCAGATCAGATATCGCTTCCCCGATGTGTTGAGCGAGAGCGGATTCCAACCTCATCCCGCACCTCCAGTCACCGATTGCAGTGCCTTCTCAGCCCGTTTGGGTATTTCCTTATCAGCAAACTGCCGCCCTTCTTCAAACGCAGGTTCCATGTAAGGCCTTGGTTTGGGTGCGACTCGGAAGTAGACCATCTCGCCTTTCGGATCGATGCCATGGTGACGCATCCATGCCCGGAAGCCGGGTGTCTTGTCGATCCTGATCCAGTGTGCCTTCGCCCCGAACTCGACCGCCGCTGCGTGAGCGACATTGGTGCCGACTACCAATTCAGTATCTGACACCCTGTGAATTGTTATCGACGCCCGCAGCTGGCCCAAATCGACCGCGCCCTGTTCCGTGAGCTTGACCACCGCTGTTTTCTGCACTTCCAGAGCGATGTCGTTCAGTCCCTCTTCCAGCACATCCAGCAGCTCCTGCGGATACCGCCTGAGCACCTGCTGCGCCTTGGACAGGGCTGGTAGATCGACATTCACTCGGAAGAGCGGATCAGCCACGGTACTCCCTTTCGATCTGGACGACCTGGTAGACCGACGTCCCGAACAGGTCGATGGGCCGGATATCGGTTACTCGGTATCGGTGACTTTGGAACTCGAGCATGTCCTTCTCCCGGATATCCAGATCCGGCAGCACATGGACGCTGCCACTGGTACCGACCTGTTTCAGATCGTCCGGTGAACCCGGATGCCATTCCAGGGGAAACGAATCGACCACCATGGTTTCATCCGCTTCCACTGGACCATCGAATGATCCCACACCAGTCACCTGTGGTCTGAACAACTTTCCGGATTGACCGGATTGTTCGATCAGATCACGGATGTCCGCCTGGATACGCACCTTTTCATCTGCCATCAGCATGGTTCACCCGTACAGCAGGGGTTCGACATTGTCCTGACGATTGGCCTGAAGAACAGCCACCGCATCCTTGTACTGCTCGACGAACCGGGCATGAAGCCTGGACCAGGCCTCGACCTGACCATCCCTCGAGACGCTCTTGTCACCGCTTTTCACCGAGGGGTACCGGGCATACCGCGCCAGCATCATCTCTGCCACGCTGACCATCGCCGCCAGCAGCAGAGTCTCACGGTCGTTCGTGGTCAGGTCGGGACTGACAGCATCATCAGCAACCCGGTACCCGGTCCCGAAGTCTCGATTGACCATCACCATGCCACGCTGGATCGACCGGTTGAGCTGAACAGGGGTTAATGCCTGTTCTGCTTCTGGCAGATCGTCCCCGTAGGCACGGCGAAGCTCCGTGATCAGGCTGTCGAGGCTGGTGGCCATGGCTTACTCGTCCTTGCTGTCCGAATCGGTTGATCCAGGCTGCTGGCCGTCCTTCGTTTCGAACAGGTCCGATTTGGACGATCCCTTCTTGCTGGTATCGGTCGAGGTCTTGTCTGGTGCCTTCGACACAGCTTTGCTGCGCCTGGACGCCGACAGATCTTCGATGAATCCCCGGTCCAGGCAACTGTCGAACCCCGGATCGTTCTTGACGACGCTGTCCGCCAGTTCGACTTCCTGGCCGGGTGCCAGTTCGATCCCGGCCAGGGCGAACTGCAGGTGACGGTTGGAGATGTTCTTGTACCTCTTCATGGCAGCCTCCGTCACGCGATGGTGATTTTGAAGATCCGGGAGGGCTGCAGCACACCCAGCGATACCTCCATCCGCGCCACGAACCCGACCTCATCCTTCGGCACATCGCGCCAGGGCTCGACCGTGAGGGCGCTGCCGATGGCGTAGACGCCGATCTCTTCGTCTGGAGTGCAGATCACTTCCGAGGCGTTGGCCGAGGAAGTCCCGATCAGACCGGCGGTGCCGAGTTTCTTCAGCACACCAGCTCGGAGCAGTTCGCTCTGCACTTCGGTGGGGAGGGACCAGTCGTACATGTCCACCAGCCGCGCACCGCGCATCACCATCTGCTTGACCGACATCTCCTGGTCTTCGTAGAACCGCAGGGATGCCTTGACCGCGTCAAGGGTCAGCTTGCCGCCGGAGGTCACCTCAAAAATGTTCTGTGCGCCATCGTCGTTGGCCGCATCAGCTGCCGCGCTCAAGACACCTGCCGCTGCGGCGTTGATCTTGTTGCGCATCTTGCGGCCCGCTTCCGCCTGCTGCGTGGTCAGGTCGGAGACGTAGCCCATCTTCAGGTCCCGCGCTTTAACGATGATGAACGCTTCCACCGTCTCGAGCGGGAACTGGATCTCCTGGCCCTTGCGGATGCGCTGCCGCGCCGGTTCGCCGCCGGGTGCCATCCAGTGCACATCGACATCCTGCTTCACCCGGTACTTCGGCACCTTGCCAGCGGGCAGCGGGTCTTCACGGAACACCAGCGGCACCCAGAACTTCTCCTCCAGCTCACGGCTGATCTCCGGCACCATTTCCTGTGCCAGTGCGACGAGACCGTCATCGCTGGAGAGCGCCCGCTGCATCGCCTTGCCCAGCGCTTCCATCCGATCCACATCCACCTGGGTGAGGATTCCTTTGCGAGTCTTCATATCAGAACAATCCTTTCGGGTTAAGCCGCGACGACGCCGTTGCCGTGACCATAAAGCAGCACACGGACTTTGGCTTCGCTGTGCTGGACGCATTTGCCGTAGATGGTGTCGCCGGAAACAGCGGCACGGGGTCGACCATCGGCTGGATCGAACGAGATGTCATTGCCGGTGACAATCGAACCCGACCAGGAGGTGAACTCAAGCACACTCTGCCCGACCATCACCGCACAGCGCAGCTTTTCATCCACTGCTTGCACGTAGTAGTCGTGAGGGAAGAAGGTCTCGATCATCACACCGATCGCTTCATCCGCCTGATCGTCGACCAGGGCGACCTCGTCACTCGCTGTCATCTTCACGAAGGTGCCGTCCGCTGCCGGACCGACGACCTTGAAGTAGGGGTACTCGATCCCCGGATAGTTGGTGTTGACCAGGTTGGCCATGGGTTATTCCCCCTCTTCTTCGTCGGTTGCCTTGAAGCGGGCGTAGGAATGCTTCAGCCCGTCCCGAATCGTGGTGCGAAGTTCACCGATCCCGCCGGGAGCTTCATCAGGCTGGAGCTGGGGACGGTGTGTGCCGTTGGTCCGGGTGACACCCTTGGTGTCATCCACGATCTCGGCCGCTGCTTTCAGCGTGGTCAGGCTCCCCTTCAGCTCGCTGAGGGTCTCCTCGGATAGGCTCTGCAGACGGTCCAGCTCAGCCTTTTCTGCGGTTTCATCGGCGAAGGACCGCCCCGACTTCTTCATCAAGGCGAGGATCTCTTTGGCAGATTCCGCCTTTGCCTTGGCCTTTTCCGCCTTACGGATCTCATCGAGCTGCTTCGTCAGGTCATCCACCTGCTTCTTCAGCTGCTCGTTTTCCTTGACCAGATCATCCTTGATCGGCTTCTTCGCCGCTTCGCTCAGCAGCTCACCGGCCAGGGCGGTGTAGTCCTCGGTGGACTGCTTCACCAGATCGCGGATGTCCGGATCATCCTGGTTCTCCAGCAGGTCGTTCATGTGGGATGCGAAGGCTTCCGACAGCTTTGCCGGATCGCTGATCCCCGATGCGACAACCTCACGGAATCGTTTCTGCTTCATCGCTTTGTGTTGTCCTTCCCGTTGTGCGACACGAGTTATCAGGGCACGGTCATCGGCGGGAGTGCCTTCCAGCAGACCGACACCGGTGAACGTGATCCCGACCATTTCCCGCGTCACGCGTTTGCCCTTGAATTCCTTGTTGTGGTATTTCTTCAGATGGATACAGAGGTCCTTCTCGCCGGATGCTTCCCGGTTGCAATACGAACACCGCGCTGCTTCCATGCGGCACTCCATCGAAACGACCGGGATGAACCCTTCCTTCAGCAGGCGATAGGCGGCGCGTGCAGCTTCCACATCCTGGGTGAACAGCACGCCGGTGCATTTGACACGACCACCTTCGGTGTCTTCCCACTTGGCGTCGGTCACCTTGCCGACAACCGCACCGAGGTACTGGTCGTGCTGCAGATTGATCTTCTTGTCGACGACAGTGGATGCTGCTTTCTTCAGCTCTTCTTTGAGGAAAACATCGCCGTTTTTGTTCGTGCCGACATGGGCGAGGATGAACTCGAAGGTGGGTTCCTTGCTTTCATCGGCTACAGCATCGGCTGTCAGATGGACATCGGTGACCTCGAAGGCGCGCCCGATCAGGCCGTTCTCTGGTACATCCAGCGATGCTTTTGCCTTGGGTTTACTGCCGATGACGAGGTATTCCTGGGCGTTCTTGCCGCCATCTTCATCGGCCCAACGGGCGAGGTGATAGGTGACACCTTTGCGCCGGAAGTCGACGTTGCTGTACCGGTCGTTCATCATGGTCTTCAGCTCACTGGCGGTGGGGAAGGCTTTGTCCCGGTAGGAGAGCAGCAGGTGCGCCTTCATCCGGGACGAACCCTCGACCACGCCCTGGATCAGCTCGCCGATCGACTCCTTGGTGTACTTCGTGCGTGATGGATAGCTGTGGAGGCCGTTGTCGAGGATCTCTTTGCCCTTCCACCGGGTCATCAACCCCTCGATGAAGTGCATCTTCGACTCGTAGTCGTTCGCGCCGAACTGGGTGATGTAAGGCGGGTCGGCGTAGACCAGGTCCACGTTCACTCGCGGCAGCAGCGACAGCGATTCGGTGTTGGAGGCCTTGCAGGTCTGGCCGTTGTCGAACACCAGCGCATTGGCGTCTTCCAGGCATTTGCGGAACACCGCTGTAAACTCAGACAGCGGGATGTTGCCGAGACTGGTGTGTTCGTATCGCTTGGGATCGTTGGACTTGCTGATCGACTCGGTCAGGGTCTTCTTCGAGCGAGCGAACTCCCCGAACGCAGCCTTGATCTGGCAGGTGCGGCCCAACGCGAACAGCGCCAGGTCCTTCTTGTAGCCCTGCAGCTCCTGGATGTTCGCCCAGGTGCTGTCGAGGAACTCGAGGATTTGTTTCGTGTAGTAGTAGCCGAAGAATGTCCGGCTGATGAAATCCCCGGCCTTGCCATTGGGCTTCGCCAGGTCATCCATCTCCTCTTCGGAGAGGGTGACGTTGCTGTTCTCGATCACCGCCCGGGCGATGTGGTAGGGGTACTGCAGCAGGTCATTGGTGACCACCCGCAGTCCCTTCATCTTGTACATGTAGGCGACGTTCGATCCGCCACTGAACAGGTCCAGCACCGACCCGATGCCATCCGGGGTATGTTTCCAGATCCACTCCAGCATTGCCGTCTTGCTGCCCATGAAAGCGGTCACCATCACCCGCTTGCCCTTGACCGCTTCCTCAGCCAGGCTACCCACGGTGGTATCGGGAGCGATGGCAGTCAGGTCGTCCGATGGGGAATCTGCCTTGGTCTTCAGCGAGGCTTCGGAGGGTCCGCAGACAAACAGCCGTTCCTTTGCCTGGGAGGGCGAATCGCCCTTCTTCGCCCCGGCGAGGTGGTAGGCGTGGTCATGACTGAACATCCGGGTCGCTTTGCCCTGCTTCTCGATGATCGCCTTGATCTCGGCTCGGTGGGGAAGGCGTGATCGCGGTAACTGATCATCCAGTACGAGATCATCTTGGCGCTCGCCAGGAAGCCGCCGAAAAACTCCTCGGCATTCTCCTTGGTGATCGTCGCCTCGCCAATCTCCTCATACTTCAGCATCTTGCTGTCGGTGTCGATGGTCTTGCCCTTCCACTTCGTCATCAGCCCCTCGATGAAGTGGTAGGCGGTCTCGTAGTTCGTGGTAGAGAACTCGGTGGCGTACGGCGGATCGAAGTACGCCAGGTCGACCTTGATCCCCGGCAGGAGGTCGGCGATCTCCTGGTTCAGCGCCCGGTTCTCCTTGCCGTTGTCAAAGACCAGACCATTAATGGCGATGCAGGTCTTGCGGAAGGTCTCGTCAAACTCAGCAGGCGACTTGGCGAACTCCGGACCCTTCACCACCGTCGATCCGAAGTGCCCGAAGCTCCCGGCGGCGTTCATGCAGGTTCGGCCCAGGGCGAACAGCGCGATGTCCTTCTTGAAGCTTCTCAGCCTGTCAATGTTCGCCCGCACATGGTCGATACGTTCGTGAACCCCCTTGCGGAAGTACTTTCCTGCGAAGGTTCGGGCTACGAAATCATCTGCTTTGGCGTTGGGTTCGAGCAAAGCATCGATATCATCATCCGACAACGTCACCGAGTCATTCTCGATGATCGCCCGCGCCACATGCCAGGAGAACCGGAGACGGTCGTTGGCGACTACCCGCAATCCCTGCTTCTTGAACATGTACGCCACAACCGCACTGCCGCTGAAAGCGTCCAGGACCGAACCCACCCCGTCGGGCGTGTGCTGCCAGATCCAGTCGACGAGTTTCCGCTTCGAGCCGATGTAGCTGGTGACGTAGTCCGGGGCTGCGTCCTTCTCTTCGGATGCCGCCATAGCCAGCAGGGCATCGCCTTCGAGCAGGAACTGCAGGGTCGTGTCTTCGGATTTGAACATCGAATGGCTTTCCTGAAACCTTGTCATGGTGTGCTACCTGGGGCTTACCCCCTTCTACCTGTTACATACCCGAAACCTTCTCGAAATGACGAAACCATCGGAGCTGGCAGGATCTCGTCGTGAGATTTTCGGAAGCCGACTAGCAGAGTCAGGTGGTATAGCGAACGTCAAGTAGATTGACTAACTTTGAACGGTTACTAGGCTCAGGATGTGTGGTGAGGACACGATTCAAGCTGATGAAGGAACCATTCCTAGCGTGCCTTTCAGCACAGTGGCACGCCTACTCGAGGTGTGCTCTTGAATCAGCTTCCCGTAAATATTGAGGGCATCATGTATATCGTAAACAGTGAGACTTCCTTCCGAACACACCCGGTAAAACTGGCTGAAATGCTTGGTAACATTCATTCCGGTACGACTGTACTTCCCAACTTCCAGCGTAAATGGGTATGGGAGCCGGAACGCGTCCGTGAACTGATCATTTCGGTCGCGTACCACTACCCGGCAGGAAGTCTATTAACGATGCCTATTGCTTCTAAGACCTTTGATTTACGCCCTTTTCAGGGTGCTCCTGAAACCACCAATACCCGTAGCTTGATGGTTTTGGACGGACAGCAGCGATTGACCAGCCTTTATCAAGCCTTATACCGGCGAGAGGGTGTTGAATACAAAACTAGTGTCTATACGTTCTATCTGGACGTGAACCACCTGATGAGTGACCCAGATGGTAAAATCGAGGAAGGTGAACCCCTCTTTGACACAGCACTCTACTTTGTCAAGCAAGAGAAAGACGGGCGTAGGTATCGTTACGAAGGGTTAAGAAGGACGTATGAGTTGACGAATACAGAAGATGAAGTCATTGCAGGTGCCCTTCCGTTGGGATTAATCTTTGAAGCGGATGGTGCACTTACTGATTGGCGTGACAAGTACTTGGGGAAAATTGTCCAGAATGAAGAAAATAAGTACGAGAAGCACTTAGAGCTGCTAAATCGATGGGATGCTTTGGTGAAATCATGGTTGAGTCGGATTCGTCAATACGAATTCCCAGTTGTGGAAATCAGTTCGAGTGTACCCCTGGGAGCGATTTGCCACATATTTGAGAAGGTAAACAGTCAAGGGGTGCCGCTTGACGTTTTCGAACTTTGCACGGCCATTTTATGGGCGCAAGGATTTTATCTGAATGTAGAATGGGACAACACACGAAAAGCACTAACCGAAGGGAGTTACCTGAAGATGCAACCCCTCGCGGGGACGCCATTCCTTCAGTCCCTTTCCTTGTTAGAATCTATAACCCGTAAACGCGCCAATACTGATCCTGCTACACGGGTTGCCGTCACGTGTAGGAAGAAGGATTTGATGGCGCTAGACAAAGCAGGAGTGGAGAAGCACTGGGGCCTAGTTGTAGAAGGATACGAGGAAGCATCACGATTCATGATGGACCAGGGGATCGTGCATGAACGGGTGCTACCCTATTCCACCATGATCGTACCCTTGGCAGCGATTTTTAGTGATTTACTGCATCGTAAAGGTCAGGTGGCTACAAAGGCTGCATGGCCGAAGATTGTCAAGTGGTACTGGTGTAGTGTGTTTGGGCAGCGGTATAGTTCGCAGATTGAGTTCGCGTCCGCAGTAGATTTTGAGCAAGTGGTAAGATGGGTAGAAGAAGGATCGCCTGAGCCGGATGCCGTCCGTACATTTACGTTCCGAGCCGATATACTGCAGGAAGTAAGTTCGATCCGGAATGTGATCTACAAGGGTATCCTAAGCTTGTTGGTTCGTGATGGCGCACGAGACTTTGGCGGCGGCGGGAAGCTGACTACCGACTTGTTCTACGAAACCGCCCAAGATCACCACCATATCTTCCCGACTAAAGCGGCCGAAGCATTGAAAATCAAAGATGCGCGTATCAATACTATCGTGAATAAATCCCTAATCAGTGCCAGCAGTAATAAAAGTATTGGCGGTCGAAAACCATCTGTCTACCTCAAGACCCTACAAGACAAGTTGGGTGAAGAGGTTCAGCTTGATGGAATCCTAAATACTCATTTTGTTGATGCAGAGATCTTAGCGTCCGATAATTGGGATGCCTTCATGAGGGATAGACGTAAAAAGCTATGTGTACTTATCGAGAAAACCTGCGGAGGAGTCATACAACCTTTTTCGGATACTGAAGCAGCATTAGAAATAGAAGAGGATGAAAATGAAGAAGATTATCCACAAGTGGCTGGATAA